TCGAACACCAAGTAGCAAGCATCATAGCTAAACAGGAACGTAATGGATTCAAACTTGATACAATCTACGCAACTTGCTTACTTGCTGACCTCAAAGGAAAGATGGCAGGAATCTATGAGCAAATGCAGGAGCAGTGGCCTCCCATCACCAAGGAACGATATTCCGAGAAGACAGGAAAAAGACTCAAGGATGAGACAATTACCTTTAATCCAGCAAGCAGACAGCAGATCGGAGAAAAGCTAATTGAGTTAGGATGGAAGCCTAAGAAGTTCACACCTACTGGTCAGCCTATCGTAGATGAAGCAGTCTTGGATGAGATTATTAAGGAGTGTATGAAATGAGTTTAACAAAAACTAAAATTGTTCAGCATTGGTCAGATTGTGCTGTCAATAGTGAACCAGCTTATCCCAAAGGGAAGTGTGATTGTGGTGGTTTTAAGCCAGCGGCTTGGCTAGTTGAGGATGATGACGGCCCTCGTTTATATTGGACGTATAAAGAACCCATAGGTAATGAAAAATGGATCCCTTTGTTTCCTTATGATCTTTTACCTAAATGAATAAGATTGAACTAAAACAAACAGCTGAACTTATCAAAGAATACTTGATGCTACAGAAACGAGTAGCTCAGGTTGAGTCTTGGATGGATGCTGTAGGTAAGGACGGTAGAGTACACGGTAGAGTCATCACCAACGGTGCTGTGACAGGTCGTATGACACACAGCAGCCCTAACATGGCTCAGATCCCTAACTCAGGTTCTCCATACGGAAAGGAATGTAGACAATGTTGGACGGTAGAAGATGGTAACGTACTTGTTGGTTGTGACGCTAGCGGCCTTGAGTTACGTATGTTGGCTCATTACATGAAGGATGAAAACTATGTCAAGACAGTCACCGAGGGAAGCTCTAAGGACGGCACGGATGTGCATACGATCAACCAACGTGCAGCCGGTTTGGAAACGAGGGATCAAGCGAAGACCTTCATATATGCGTTCCTCTACGGGGCGGGGCCGGAGAAGATCGGATCCATCGTCGGGGGTTCTCGTGTTCAGGGTCAGCGCCTCATCGATAGATTTCTTAAAGGGACTCCCGCACTCCAACGTTTACGTGATCTCGTCCAACGGTATGCGGAGAAAGGCTATGTACCGGGCCTCGATGGTCGCAAAATTTGGGTACGTAGTGAACATGCGGCACTCAATAGCCTTCTTCAGGGCGCGGGGGCTATCGTTATGAAGAAAGCGTTAGTTATCTTCAATGATAAGATCACTAGGAATAAGTGGGATGTTAAGTTCGTAGCAAATGTCCACGATGAGTTTCAATTTGAATGTTCTGATACAATCGCTGAGGAAGCAGGACAGGCAGCTAGACAATCAATCGTTGAGGCTGGGTTGTCGTATAATCTAAGATGTCCTCTTGATGGGGAATACAAAATAGGAAGGAATTGGCGTGAAACTCACTAATAAAAGTGATGCAATAAAACAACAGATCTTGCTAAACATTAGTGATGATTCGTTTATAATTCACCACACTGACACAATGGATATTTTAGATGTATACTTGGTATTGGTTGCTGCCATAGAATACATTGAAGAAGAAGCAACCGGACTTGCAAAACTTGAAGGGAAATACTTGCAATGAAGTTAGATCTTGAACCAAATGAAGTACAATTCTTGTTACAAGTGCTAGGAGAGCTGCCAACTAAGACAGGCGCTTTCGTACTCGTACAGAAAATCGATAGCCAAGTACAGGCTTTTAATAATAACCAAGTAAAGGAAGATTAAGATGAGTGATTTGAAACCAGCAAAAATCAACGGTGAGTTGTTCTGGACTAAGTGGATGAATAACCTGAACACTAAGTTCAATGAGGCTAACGACAAGTACGAATGTACTATCGGTAACATCTCAGACAACGATGCAGCTAAGTTGACTGCTTTGGGCATCAAGGTCAAGAACAAAGACTCTATGGGCAACTACATTGTCTGTAAGTCTAAGTATGCCTTCAAGCCTATCGGTGAAGACATGAAAGAGATTGCAGTTGAGGACTTGGGTAACGGTTCTAAGGTTGTTGCTGTTGTCAGCTCATACGAACACAAGATGAGCAAGATGCACGGTAAAGCACCATCCTTGAAGAACTTCATGGTCACGCAAGTGGTCACCTATGCCCCTGAGACAGAAGACAGCCTCTAAAGACGTTAGACCCTCTGTGGCATTGATTGACGCTGACATCATTTGTTATCGTGTTGGTTTTGCCTCAGAGGATGTCGATGAAGCTCTTTGCTTGGCTCGTGTAACTGAACTACTCCATGACATTGTTTACCTTGATCTCAAGTGTGATGACTACAAAGCGTACATCACTGGTAAAGGTAACTTTAGATACGATATTGCAGTTACTGAGCCATACAAAGGGAATCGTAAAGATGCTAAGAGGCCAGTGCATTACGAAGCTATCAGATCTCATCTCCAGCGCCTTGGTGCAGAACTGGTTGAAGGACAAGAAGCTGATGATGCAGTGGCTATCGAAGCAAGCACTAACGGAGGCTGGATTGTCTCCATTGACAAAGACCTAGATCAAGTTGAAGGTTGGCATTACAACTTCGTAAAGAAGGAAGAGTATTACATCGAAGAGTTTGAAGGACTCAAGAACTTTTACTCTCAGATCCTCACAGGGGATCGTATTGACAACATCATTGGCTTGAAAGGCATAGGGCCAGTTAAGGCTGCAAAGATCTTAGCTGAATGTAAGACTGAACGGGAGATGTACGATGCTTGTGTTAAAGCTTATGATGGTAATATTGAACGAGTCACAGAGAACGGATCACTTCTATGGTTAAGAAGAACACCCAACCAGACTTGGTATCCACCCTTCCCCATTACTTTGAACTCGGAGGATTCGAGTGGAGAGTCATCGGATCAGACGACCTCACAGAGCTAGGCAAGTGTGATTGTCACAACCAGACCATTACAATCCGTAACGGAATGAGTGAGCAGACAACACTACAGACCTTCTACCATGAGTTAGTTCATGCTATTATGTTCACAATGGGTCACATGACTCACGATGAACAGTTCACTGACGCCTTCGGTGTCTTTCTCCATCAGTTTCACAAGACAGGCCAATGGTAACTAGAAAAGTAATGTCCAAACGAGCAGTGGCTCTAAAGCATGGATTCAGATCAGGGTTAGAGGAAGAGACTTCAAAGTTCTTGACTGATAACGGTGCTAAGTTCACGTATGAGGAGATGAAGATCAAATACCTTCAGCCTGCTACTGAACGCCAGTACACCCCTGACTTTGTGCTTGAGAATGGTATCATCATCGAGACAAAGGGTAGGTTCCTAGTTGCTGATCGTAAGAAGCATTTGTTGATTAAGAGACAGCACCCTCATTTAGATATTCGTTTCGTGTTCTCTAACAGTAAACAGAAACTAAATAAGGCGTCAAGAACAACATACGCTGATTGGTGTATCAAGAACGGGTTCCAGTATGCAGACAAGGAAGTTCCTGTACACTGGATTAAAGAACGTAGACGAAAGGTAAGCGATGGAAGTAAAATTGATTCGTGAGAACCCTGACGGTAGTGCAGACTTTAGCTTTGACATGACCGACAAGGAAAAGGAAGCTCTGCTTTGTCTAGGTATCATTACTGGCCTTAAGGCTGGTATTGAAGAAGGCAAGAAGTACGTAGCTGAACCAGCAGAGGAACAACAACAAGATGGCGAAACTGGTAGTACACTATAAGCCTCCACCGTTCAAGCCTGATTGGATGGATGGTTGTCTTAAACTGTATGTGGTAGATCATCCTAGACTTGGGTGTAGGCTGATTACAACAACGAAGGTGGTTAAAGAGTATCCTAACGGAGTCTTTGAGACAGAGTATGTTGTTTACCACCCGATTGATGGAGACTTCAATGACACATGAACCTTTGGAAGACTACTTCCACCAGATAAACAAGGAGAAACAAGATATGGCTATTTTTGATGATTGGCTTGATGAGAATGAAAAACCTATGACCAAGGTTTATTTCACAATCACTACACCTGCGGTAGAACACTATCCTGAGCATACTCACACCTTGGATATTGCTTGGACAGAGGGTGCTCGTTGGTATGACGTGGTGTGGGAAGTTTTAGGTGTCTTAGAGGCTTCTTACGGATACGGTATCAAAGAGAAGGTGTTCTTCCAGATGTACAAATTTAACATCGAGGCTGAAGAAACACACGGTAACCCTGACTTGGTAAAGCAAATGTTCGAGAAGGAATTGAGCTAACATGAGGATCTTAGTAATCCCCGATACTCAGGTCAAGGAAGGTATTCCAATGGAGCACCTCTCTTGGGCTGGTAAAGCTATCTGTGAGTACAAGCCTGATGTAGTTGTTCACTTGGGCGACCATGCTGACATGCCTAGCCTATCTAGCCACGATGTTAAAGGTAGTAAATACTTTGAAGGTTTACGCTA